ATGTTTTCTACCATAAAAATTGTTTAATTCTTCAGTCTGTCCGTACAGAGGATTTTTCGATCCTATCATACCTTGCCAGCCTTTTGGGTTTCCATCTTTACCGTTTTCATATTTTAAATTTGCCCAGTCGGCAGATTCTACTATATTATTTTCTTTGGAAAAATTTAAAGCAAAAATCTCACATTCTTCTATATTAGAAAATTCCCATACTTGGAGTGTGGCAATATTTTTGCCATATGTTTTTAAATGTCGCTTCCAGTATTTGCCAGAGCCACTATAGATATACGGATCTTTTCTTTCAGTTTTTCCAAAATATTTTAATCCAGTTATAGTATGTTGTTTTATGTAAAGATAAATCATTGTTGCTCCTTACATATATTTAGCACACGATGCGGGATGAGCGTCTAAGGCCGCATAATATAATTATACGCTTTTATAGCGTAAGGTCAAGTTTATTGATTAGCTATTTGTCCGAATCCCAACCATGTTCCAGGACTACCAGTTGTAACACATACCCAACCTACATAGTTGTGTGCTTGCGGTTTAGTATTCCAGCAGATATCTCCAACTGAATAATTTCCTGAAGTTGGATAGCTGTCTGCATTGGTAAATTTTTTATTACCAATACTAACATCACCTGCTACACTAAAACTTAAATTTGGATCTGGATTTTGAATGTTTACACTTAAATTACCAAATACTTTAACTGGTTTAGATTGTAAACTGATATCACCAATATTAATCTGTTTATTATCCCCGTAGAACAATTCGGCAGAACCAGCATTAACTGTATATTCATTTTGTGTTGTTATTGTTGATCCTTGTATACTAATACCTGAAACATTTATATTGGCAGCTGTCAGACTGTTAAAATTGGCTTGTCCGTCAACTGTTAGACTTTGTAAAGTTCCTAACTGTGTTAGATATGAACTAGTTACACTCGAACCTAGTTGTGTTAGACTAAGAACTGTTTGCCCTTCGATGGAGTAAGTTTTGTCTGCTGCTAAATCTATTGTTTCGCTACTAGAAAACTTTGTGGGATTTGGTGTCAGTATAAATTGATGGATAGACGATGAGCTACTCCATAATAAACCTAATCCAAATAATCCTGTATCTTTAGTAGCAGAAAATTGCAATGGGTGTGTTCTATCAACTCTATTATCAGTTACTACACTGGTTGCTGTAAGAGTTCCATTTATATTCAAATCTCCGTTGATATCAACTTCACCACTATTTTTAATTAATATACGAGTTTGTTTATCTGTAACAAGAGCTAGATCGTGATTACTATTAGTTCCAAACTCAGCAAGATCATAATCTGGACTACCCAACACAATGTTTACATTGTTATCTATAATGTTAATTGCAGCTATAGGCTCATTTGTTCCCAAACCTAAACGATTAAATGTACTATTGAAATAGGCAAAATCTCCTATTTCTACATCACCCGATACATTTAATGAAACTAAAGTGCCCACACGGCTTAGACTACTAGTTTTAATAGATGGTCCCAGTGTTCCTGCACTTAACACTGGAACATTGTCAATATTATATTTTGCACCCGCTTTAAGGTCAAAATCCGCACTCGACCAAATACGTCCGCCTGTTCGATAGATTAATTGATTTTGAACTGTATCACAAGTCCAGCTGAGGCCTTTACCATTTATATCGCTTTCAGCACTTCCGACCCATTGGCCTGAATCGGATGAATTACTATTTTGTCTAATTAAATTTGCAACATTAATTGTATCAACTGTCAGGGTACCTCTAACTGTTAGGTCGTTATTGGATAAAATATCTCCCATAACACTGATATTACCGTTATGAGTTACTTCGCCGTGTGTCGTAGTCAGGGTCAGGTCGCTGATAGCAACAGTTGTGTCTTGGATATCAAATAGTTTTGCCATGGAAAATACTCTCTTATAGAGTATTTATCCATGTTTTGATAACTATTACTGTACTTTTAGCAGTAGTGTATCTTCGTTGATACGTCCGTTCATCTTAGTGTCTGTAGCGTTGATGTCGTCTAAAAACTTACGCAAGGCAACTTTACCTGCTGTTTTAAACTCTTTGAGTTTTTCTTCGGGTTTACGGACAGTCTTTTGTATACTCTTGAACTCATCAAAGCCTGTGATAGTAGTACCCTTGACTCCCAAGTCTGAAAACTCAGATGCAACATAGCGACCTAGTTTACGTGTTTTGATATTAAACACCCACAGTTCTTTTGCACCCAAAATATCTGCAGGGTTAATACTAACTAGCTTCAACGGCTCGTTAGTTTTCAAGTACTTCATCTTGCCTACTACTTTTTCAGCAGGTACAGTCTTCTTAGCACGTGGCGCACGATTAACTTTAGCTTCTTGTGCCAGCATCTCGCAAGCAGTTTTAATTTCAGTTAAGAAGGCAATAAAGTTTTTGATTTGCTTTTTACTACGATGGCTGTAACCTTCTTTCAATTGTTCGTCGGCATTACCGCTAGCAAGCTCTTCTAGTTCAGCTAAATCACGAGCATAAAACTCTTTGATGATGCGAGCATGAGCAGCCTTAGCTTGTTGGCTTTTCAACAAGTTAAGTACCTTAAATGCTTTTGGATCAAAGTTTTCCGGGTCAGTTTGAAATGACTCATACGCCTTTTCAATTTCCTCAGTCATCCCCAATGCTACTTCACGGAGACGTTCCTGGATACTCGGTGTGTAAACATCTTTCTTTGCGGCTTCTTTTTCTGCAGCCGCAACGTCCGGATCAACGTCATCTTTGCCGTCAGCAAGAACTTTTACAATCTCAGCACGGAGCCAAGCGGCAGTATCGCGTCCTTGGTTAAAATCGGCACGTTGAGTTTGCATACCCCGATTCAAACAAGCCGCGACCGCACCCATTGTGCCATTGATGCGGCTATCTTTAACTTTTTTGAACGCTTGAATATCTGCTTTAGCGCATCCAACAGTTTCCATCCATTTAACTACAACAGGTTTGTAAGTTTTAATATCGGATTCTAAACGATACCAATCCATCGCTTTCTTAAAAAAGCGATGAAAGGTATCAGCATCCCATGACTCACAACCTTCCCAAACTGGGCTAGTATCTCGAACAGCACGAGTACGATGTGCAATAACTTGCTTTTTGGTTACACGGGTTTTAGTTGCTACTTTAGCCAATTTAATACTCCTGTTAGTTAAACAATACTTATATTATAGCGCCAAAATGGCGCTTTGTCAACCTCAGGTCCAAAGAGAATGTCTGATACGGATTAATCTGATCATCATAGCTTCATCTTCGTCTTCATAAGCCTTTTCGATCTTTTGAAGTAGCTTGTGAGCCTTGTCGCTAGCCTTTTTGAGTACAGGATCTTTTTCGGCACTAAAACTTAAACGGCCGCCATTTGCAATACGGCTTGCTTCGCAGGCGGCGGTCCAGCCACTTGCTTCATAAGGGTCTGGGCGATTGCGATATGTCTGAGTCCACCAAGTGTAAAGTTCAATAATTTCTTTTGCGGACTTGGCTTGATAAGTTGGCTCTGCCTTGTGCTTTTTACCTTCTTCCAAAAAATCTTCGTTAGTAAGAGTGCTAGCCCAATTTAGATAAGCAAGACCTGCTTCTGGGCAACGCCAAGTACGCCAGCGTAACCATCCACTACGATACCAAGGAACATTGTACTTTACTCGTTCCTCTTCGTTCCACATACAATAATGCCACGCTTGTTCTATTTCAACGAAATCCACAAGCTCTTTAAAAAGACAAGGGAGAAACCGATTACCAACGTCACTCCAACTGCCAGGGCGGATATCACGAGGGTCGGCAGTAAGAGCGTGACTCTTACTAACCCAACGATTGTTGATGTAATATCTGATGTCATTTAATTTATCTCCAGGATAACAAATAAAATTTTGAACGGCGTCTAATGCTTCTTCGGCTAGCCAGTAACGAAAGTTATGTTTCATTTGGGCAGTGGTACGCCACTCATCCCATTCTTCGCTTGTTGCCGCACTCAACTTGTTAGTGCCGCGAACCCAGTCAGCAAACTTTGAACATGACCAATAATTGCTTCTCATATTATTTCCTTGTGTAATGATGTCTGTTCTTTGGTATCATCTTCTGAACATCTAACAGGTTTACCATTATCGTCTAAAAATGTAGTACCCCATGTTTTTCCATTGTGTTCAAATTCCGCATATACCTGTCCATAAGCACAAAACCTATGAGCACGTATATCGTCATTGAATGAGTCTTGCATTGGCCACACAACCACAACTACCAGTATGGCCGCCAAGAACCAAAATATTTTTCTAAACTTTTCCCAGTTAAATTTTCTCACCTGTTGTAAATCCTCTAAATGATTTGAAACGTGGAAAACGCAAACTATATGTTCCGTCTTGATTTTGTGTTACAGCATCGGCACGAACTTCCACAACTTGGCCATCAACACGGCATGACCAAAACTCGTCACGCTGTTGGTCAGTAAAGCCACTACCAACATTAACACGAATAGCCTTGCCATCATCTACACCTTCGCATACCAACGCACCCATCTTGCCTACGTTCTTACCTGTGCCTTCTTCTGTAGTAACTACTGTAAGGCTAACTTCGATAAATGGCTTCAACTTTAACCAAGCCACACTACGTTTACATTCGTATGGAGCATCGATGTCTTTGATCATAATACCTTCGTAACCACCAGCAATGGCTTGTGCGTTGATTTCTTTGAAACGCTTTTGGCCTTCTTCGGTATCCAAATCAACCAACTCGTTTTCTAAAGCTGTCACATTAGGCAATAGGTCTTTATTTGTTGCTACCCAAAACTTAACCATCTCACTACGAGTTTCTTGGTCTTTGTTGTAAATACCTTTTTCAAAGTCTTCCAAAGGTAACACATCAAACAAGTGTAGTACAGCATCACCTGCTTTGACATTGTCCTTGCGGTGTACTTGTTTCATTAAGTCTTGGAAACTGGAGCTCATAATCTCACCGTCTAGCACTACATCCATGCTCTTGCTAGAACCTTTCTGTTTGATTACGTTACTAATCTGTTCTGCTATGTGAGGGAAGTTAGCAAGTTCCTTACCGTTACGACTAAACATATCGACGCGGCCATCTGCACGAACAATAGTGATAACACGAACCCCATCAAGTTTAACCTCAATAAGTTTTTTGCCCGAGACTTTATTTTCATGATTAGCACTATCGTGGGCAAGCTGGCAACCAAACACAGGAATACTGTAATCAGCATATTTTTTCTCCACTACTTTATTAATAGTCTTTTCGCTTACACCACATCGTAAGTCTTTAATTAAAATTCTACGATACCAGCCATTCCACTCTGCCTTAGTGGCACTTTTCATCATCGCCTGAATCATATCACGTGCTGTATTACCGGTGACATTGCGAGTGACAAAGCCAGTAAGAGCGAGAGTAAAACTATCCCAAGGTAGGCCAGGGCCGTCTTCATCATTCTTCTCCGGTATTTGTTTGAGTCCAAAAGTTATCATTGGATCAAGAGCAAGGCGACACCCTTCAAAGAATTCATCACACCCTTCTTGGGCAATAGCTTCGATTATAGCTTCTTTGTTCAAACGGCTTGGATGACTTTCCAAACTCCAAATGTGACTGGCACAAACGCTCATGTAGACTCCGATAAGTTACTGTATAAGTGTTTATTATACAGTGTAATTATCAGTATGTCAAGTGGTTTGTGGTCTTAAATGGCTTGCCGTAGTAGGCATTTTCCAAATTACGCATAATCAAATTTCTCATTCTGCGTATAATTGGATGGTTGTGATTCCAATCAAAAACTTTTAAGTAATCGCACCAAGTGGAATTTTTATGTCTACGACATTCGTTTGAATCTAGATAATGTCCAATCGCTGTTGGGTCGTAGCCAAAACGATCGAGTAATTCGCAAGCCGTATTAAAAGCATGGGCACCCATTTCATCCCTGTCGCCATAGTACTCTTGCTTTTTACGATCTTTGGCGTATTCTGCCGTGCTTTGGTAACCTGGAATATTTTTGAAATTTCTAGCACGGAATTGTCTCATGTGTACTATTTCGTGTAGTACAACATCGGCAAATCTAATGGCCATACGTTTGAAACGATGCTGTGTTAGTTTTAACTTTTTATCGTTGGGATTGTAGTTAAAATTAACTTCTATGGCTGGCTTGCCTTTGTGATCCAAATTACTATAGTATACACCGCCCATAAACACAAATCCTGAAGTGGTAGGTGCGTACAGGCATTTTTTAATTTTTAAGGGTAAATGGGATTTGATATGCTTTATAATGCGCTTTTGTATTTGGCTAGGAGACAGCTCTTTGCCCACTATTTCGCTATTAAGCGAATAGAACATAGAGTACAGATTACTGCGGGTTAATTCTGACCAATTGAATGGTAGTTGGGCCATAGTACACTCCTAGCTAATACTATTTATAGTATACTAGGTCCAACCATTATATACGCACTTTATGGGCGTTTTGTTAAGTTCTGCGGGTAACTATTTCGTCAACCAAGCCAAAATCTAATGCTTCTTGGGCACTCATAAAGTTATCCCGTTCCATAGCCGTATAAAACTCCTCAAAAGTTTTACCCTTACTATTATGATTTACATAAATTTGGGTTAAACTCTGCTTCATTTTTAAGATCTCTTTTACTTGGATTTCCATGTCTGTAGCTTGTCCGCCTGCGCCACCTGATGGTTGATGTATCATGTGACGAGCGTTTGGAAGAATTTTGCGTTTGCCAGGAGCCCCAGCAGTAGCGAGCAAGGAACCCATACTGCAAGCCTGACCCATAACGATGGTTTGGACGTCTGGTTTAATAAATTGCATTGTGTCATAGATAGCCATGCCGGCAGTAACCACACCCCCAGGACTATTGATGAAAAAATTAATGTCTTCATTTCCTTGACTTTCCAAAAATAGTAGCTGTGCTACAATCAAACTAGCACTATGCTCGTTAACATCTGTATCTAACATGACAATACGGTCTTTGAGCAAGCGACTATAAATGTCATAACTACGTTCACCTCGAGCTTCTTGCTCGATTACCATTGGCACTAAATTAGGCATCTTTTTCCTTTGTAATAAATGGTTTCAATTCGGGAGGCGTCCAACCAATTGGTTTTAGTACTTTGCCGTCTTCACGTTTACGAACTTTGCCTGTTTCTTTATCAATTTTAGCAAAGTTGGTTTTCATAACTTCTTTCCAAGCGCCTTCGATATCACATCCCATGCTATGAGCGGCGCCGA